AGCCACCAAGTGCCATCAGCTGGTATTCCCACTGGGCGACTCAATGAAGCAGTGAGTTCAGTGAGGTCAATGTCTGCTCGCTGAACATAGGCACGATTTGTTATACCCAATGCACTATATGCAGCCAACAAGCCATATTCGTTGAGCTCGTAGCCGTTGATTGGAGTGCCAGTAGTGGTATTGTAGAAAAATGGTACACCAAATGTGGCAGCAAGGTCTCGCTGGCTGGTGATTAGATAAGTTTTGTTAGCGTTTGCAGCCAATGTTCCAGCTGCCACAGTAACTCCGTTGCCAGAAACTTTGTTTTGAGCAGTGGCAATAACAAAGTAAGGAACGGTGTTAACCGCTGATGAAATATATTGACTTTCGTCAATTACAGTTACTTGTACGCCAGGTGATAGTAGAGCCATGGTTGAGTCCTTTTCAAGTTCTAATATTTATTGAGACCTTGAAAAAAACAGCCGTTTTGAATACCTTTGCCCAAGGTCCAGCTGGTAAATAGTGCATGCGGCCACTATGTCAGTCTTGCTATCAAAGACCTTGTGCAGTGAACTATCAACGCAACGGTGTCACACACTATCGTTCGCGGTGTGAGAACTGCGCTAGAAAAAATCGCGGACTTCGTCCACGTGAACCTAGGTGGAAATCAGCAGGCTACAAAAAGAAAATGACCTGCGATCGCTGTGGGTTCAGAGCCAAATATGTGGCTCAAATCATGGTTTACCACATAGATGGCGATCTCAACAACACTGCTGTGAAAAATTTGAAGTCAGTGTGCAGAAACTGCGAAGTAGAATTGGCTAAGACTGATCTACCTTGGCGTCAAGGCGACCTTGAACGGGATCTATAACCAGTTGTCTGACCTGTTGATACAGATGATCCAAGGTGCCATTGTTGTCTAGCACAGCATCAAAATCTGTGCCCACCCAGCTGGTTTCACTGGCATGAATTCCTAGGGTTTTGAGACGCTCTCGGCTGATCATCCAACTCATGTTGCCACGCCCTTGATTGACATTCACAGCATCCTGATACCACTCAGGCTCAGGACCCCGCACCACTCTTATCACTTTGCCGCTGGCATTTCTGATAGCTTCAATTTCGTTGGGAAATCTACAATCGCTGATCACAACGTCATCTTCGCTGGTACGCAGTTTGTTTTCTAACGCTGCAATCCAAATGTCATCGTGGAAAGCTCGGCGACAAACTTCGGTGCCCCAGTGTTGTAAAATCCAACGTGGTGTCAAATGTGGCATAGACAGACGTTCAGCCCACCAAGAATCAACTTGTTCGCGCCACTCTCGGGCTTCCTTGGTACGCCCTTCTAACAGAGTTCGGTCCCATCCAAATACCGCGCTTACCGCATCTTTCAGTGTGTTTGCAAAACTTTCGCGTCTGAACCCGTGAAAGTTTACAAGAAAGTCAGCGATGGTATCTTTGCCTGATCCAATGAATCCGCAAATTCCAATGATCATTTTAGCTCCCTAATATTGAGGTATTTAAGTGTGTTTTGCAGCATGCCTATTTGTCTGCGGCAGTCTTCCAAGGCGTGGTGAGTTGTGGGTGGTATGGGTTGGTCCGGCCACAAAGAAAACACAGTGCGGCTGTCTCGAACCATGTAGTACTTCCAAGGCAGGGGTTTGTGATAGCTCTTGTAGGCATGCTCAAGAATGTTCATGTCATAGGTAGGACCCTGTGCCCAGATTCGCTTGGAGTGCCAAATCAGTTTACCTAGACCATCTAATGCTTCATCCAAGGGTATGCGCCCATCTTCGGCAAATGCTTCGTCACGTACCACAGCAGGCTGAGTGGCCCACCAATCAATTGTACCTTGTTCAATGCTGCGATTTTCCTGGCTTTCCAAGGTCACACGAGCATAGTAGCACTGCTCATAATGACCTGTGCCCATGGGGTCAAATGTCTGTGCAGCAATGGTAAGAATAGTGGTTTCTGGGCCTGTGCCCAGGCCTTCGAGGTCAATCATGAGGTCCATTTTGCTATTGTAGCAAAAATGTGCTCAGTGGTCAATCAGCCAATGACCCAAGTCAGCGGTTGTGATGCATCGACGTAGTTGACCAGTTGGCCAATCAACTCGTCCTGTGCAGTTTTGCCTTCGGCTTTCATGGCAGTGCCGTTGAGTGTGCCGCCGCCCTGTGGACCTGCTATCTGTCCAAATTTTTCACGTGCTTCGCCAATGATGATCTTGCAAGTGGCCACCATGTAGTCTTTGATCCACTGTTGTATTTGAAAATCACTGAGCAGATTGATTTCTGGCTTGAGATTGTAGGTCCAGATCAGCACTGCTTCGCCGGTGTTTTTGGGGTCTCTGATCAACTGCAACTTCTTGGTCACAGGATTGAATGTGTAGTTGAAATAGCCACCAAACATTTTGGCAGCCAACTCTGTGTATTGACTGTAGAAATCGTATGTGGCCAAGCCTCCAGCCACGTTGAAATTCATGAGATAAACATTGAGCGATGCCTGAGCAAATGGATCAAAGTTTGAAGCAAACGGTCCAGTGGCGTCGCCAAATGTTCTGCGAAAGCACTGACGCACACTCACAACTTCCTGGGGCAGTGTATAGATGTTTTCGTCTTTGACCAGGGTAAAAAAGCTGTAGCTTTCTTCGTAGGCGTTGTTGGCCCGCTGGCGATATGTACCAATGGTTTTTTGATAGGCTACTTCATAGTGTGCTGGATCCAGTTCCAAATCTATGATTTGATTGCCCAGCATGAGTTGACAGTATTCGATGAGATTTTGTTTGAGTTGCGAAAGTGTGTCTTGTTGTTCAGCCATGAGAAGCTCCGATATGGTATTTATCGGTCAAGCCCTATCCATTGAGCCAAGCGGTCAGCAATCAGCTGATGTCCCAGTTGGTTGGGATGACAAAAGTTGGGTCTGATATATGGATTGTCTCCTACATCCAAGAGATGCTCGCCGTTGTGTTTGCTGGCCCCAAACCAGTCAGCAGCAGTTTCTTGCCCTTGTGCCCAGATCTTGTCAAGATTCACTCCAGGCATCCAATTTTGGTATCGATTCCATCCTGCAAAGTACCAGTCCGCGATGCCCAAGTTTTGACACCAAAACTGCAAGGCACTTACAGTAGAATTATACCGCATGATTTCATTTTCAGTGCTGAATAAGTGGACAATGACTTTTTTGAGATCTTCGTGATCAGTTTGAGTGCTCATGAACAAAGGCCATTGCACAGTGCGTCCTGGATTGGTCAAGAAAAAAATTGCAGTGGTTTGATGATTGGCCTGGTGCACTTCTTTGATGTGCCGTTGAAATTGAAACAACATGTGTTCATTGCTGGCGCCACCCATGCCGTAGTTGTACCACTGATCAAAATCATATTGCTCTTGCAAAAGATGACCATAGGCCTTGCCAGAACCCAATTCTGCGCCGCCGGGCCAACTGTCACCAAAAGTTGCAATTACTTTAATCGTATCCACTCACGGCTCCTGATTTTTTACTCACTGCAAACAGTTTGTTCATTTGAAATTGACTGCTCACCGGGCAAAATTTACATTGGGGTATCACATTGCCAAGATTCCCTAAAAATTCTTGGCCACGACTATAAAACTCATCCACTGTCAAGGGTCTATAGCCGTTGATTGTCTGTCGATCTTGATCAGAAATATCAAACTGATGTTGTTGATCAAATTCTGGAAACAAGGCCACCGGAGCGCACTTGTACAATTTGCCATGCGCAAAATGATGGCAGTTGTACCGCACAAACCCGCAGCCGCTGTGAGCCTCGTTGGGGTCATTGTCGAACAACACAAATCGTCCCGATTGACTTCTTTGCACAGCAGCGGTATAGAAATCTTGATATTCCCATACACAAATTTTCACACCATTGCTGTCAACAAAAGCATGATCGCCGCCCATGGTGTAAGCATTGTTTACGTTTCGTGAATCATCTTTGTGTATGTAATCCACAGGTCCTTTGAGAAACTGTTTAATGGTTTCAAAACAACGATCGCGATCATTGGCATTGTGCAGGCTTACCCCAATCCAATTTCTTATACTGGCATTTTCTGAGTCAAATGAACGAGTCAATTTATCATACAACCCAGGCACATGGTTTAACCTAGTGCCATTGGTCAATATTTGCACCGATTTGTTCCATATGCCATTGATTCCATCTATCCAGTCTAAGATTGTGGGATTCAACAAAGGTTCGCCACCCATGATGGTGATGCGTTGCAGTCGTATGCGTTGGCCCCATTGTTGGTATACATCGGCATAATCTGCCCAACGCTGCCATCCACTGAAATTGTGGTTGTTGAAACGGTTGCAATTTGAACAGGTCAAATTGCACACATTGGTGATGTAAAATTCGATGTTGGGCACAAAACGACGAGGATCGCTGGGATCCTCGTCTATGATATTGGGTCTCACCCTCTATTTACCAACTCTTGAGAATGACCAGTGTATCTGTGCCACGACCATTCCATGCAGTCTCTGTGGCACGAATTTCTTTGAAGGCTTTGCGAGCTGCTGGTTTGCCTGCTGTGGTAATGCTCTTGAGCTGTTCTGCGGGCTTGCGCAGAGTTTTTTGCACAGTTTCCACAGTGGAGAATCCAATGATGGAGTTGTTTTTCACAGTGAATGCCTGTGCATGACTGTCGGCCACCAAGTGTATGAGCTTGCGCTTCTTGGTGTCGTAAAGCCAGGCTTCGCTCTTGTCCACCAGTTGAGCTGCTGGTAAGCTACGAAGTTTGAGTTCAGCAAACTCAGTCTGAATTTTGAACTTGGCCGCACGTTTTTCTGGCGTGACAGGCTTGACCTTGCGAGGCTTGCGTTCCACTTTCTTGATCTGTACATAGGCACCACAATCACTGATTACCAACTCACAGAACTTCGCACAGTTCTTGAGCTGTGTTTTGGTAAGGTGGCTGTAAGCCTGTGCAATCTGCGGGTCTTCGCCGGCCACTGCCTGATCAAATTCAGTCAAGCGACGAGTCCAATGATCACGAATCATGCTGGTCAGCTGCGGAGCAATGTTCATACTGCGCATGAGACTTACAGGTTTGTAGTCGGCTGTCAGCTTGGCACCTGCTGTGACAAACTCATCAAACATGCCTTCCATTTCGCCTAAGCACTCAGACACTTTTTCTCGCAAGCGATCTTGAATGGTCAAGCGGTTGGTGGGGTCAGGTTCCGCTATTGCGGTCTGCTGGGCAGGCTGTTCTCGATGAGCCAAAATTTCGCTGATCATATTGTCTAGTTTGATCTGCTCGTGTTTATCCAAATTCAAACCCATGTCTGCCATGCGACACAGCCAGCCAGGAGTGAGCCGTATTTGACTGTCGGGTGTGGCTCTGATTTGTCGAGCATCACGCACACGTTCACGACGATCCAAATAGCCGGCAATGAAATCTTTGGCTTCTTTTTTGCCGTAGAAGTAGCCATACCAGTTGAATGCCCTTGTAAGCACAGCAAATCGGTTGTGTGTGGGTTGTTCGCGCCACAGCGGCTCGTCACCTACGTATTTGGTATCAGCACTACGAGGATTCAAAGGTTTGAGAACAGCAGTTTTCATTGAGTCTCCTGATGGCAAACAGTAATTATAGCAAATCAAGCAATTTTGGTCAAGTCAAGTGAAAGCATTACCAAAGTGAGGTCTGCCTCATTGCGGAATGTGATCCAGTAAGTTTTGCGGTCAGAGTGTCCATTGGCAGCGCCAAAATAGCCGCACCAGTCGGCCTGGCGATCGTATCCAGGGCCGCCCAGACGTTGCCTTACAAATTGTTCAACCTTGCTGGCTTGCGCACTGTAGCCAGGAAAACGTATGGCCACAGTGTGCCCGTTTTCTCTGAACTGCTTGAATCTGCGGTTGAGTTTGACCACTTTCATTGCCAAATTGTAGCAGCATTGGATTTATTAGTCAACCTGCCCATAAATACTTGACCATGCCACGTTTAAGCCTATACCGCCCAAATCGAACTCGCGATTACCAATTTTTGGACCGAACTATAAGTGAGATGTATACAGTTGGTGGCTTAGATATATTTTGCCACAAGTATCTGGGCCCGCAAACCGGTGGCGAAGATTCAGCATTTAGTGGCAATTTTGATGCCACGCAGCCCATTTACGAAGATCAGAGTCCGCTGAACATTCAAGACTTGCTGTTGCTGGAAAACCGTGACAGAGTATACGCTCCCGACATTTATGTCATGCGTGGTGTATACCGTACTCAAGATGTAGATTTTGACCTTACGCAGTTTGGCTTGTTTTTGAACTCTGATACCCTGTTTATTACTTTTCATTACAACGACATGATTGATACCCTGGGTCGCAAGCTCATGAACGGCGACGTCATTGAAGTGCCTAACCTTAAAGATTACAATCCTTTGAATGCGGCGCTGCCCTTGGCCTTGCCCAGATACTATGTGATACAGGATGCCAATTTTGCTTCTGAAGGCTTTAGCCAAACATGGTTGCCACACCTATGGCGTGTGAAAGCCACACCATTGACCAACGCACAAGAATACAACAACATTTTAAACAAACCCTTTGTGGCTGAATATATTTGGGATCCCAGCGATTTTTACCCCATGGGCAGTGTGGTTAACTACGGCGATGTGTATTACAGAGCCATACAGAATGTGCCTGCTGGCACTGAGATCAACAATACAAACTACTGGACACTGTATACGCCGCCCACTATATCTGACATGCAGAGCACCAGGCCCAAAGATCAGCAAATCAATGACGACATCTTGACCCAAGCTGACGTAGAAGTTCCTCTCAGCGGGTATGACGTAGAAAAATTTTACATTGTGGCCACCACAGACGGTGGTCAGCCGGCCAACCCCAACAGTCTCACTGTTAGCGGCAACACCACTGTAGACGGCACACAAGGAGGCATGAATGTTACGCCTAAATCAGATGGCTATACCATGGGCTATCTCACAGGAGATGGCAAGGCACCCAATGGCTTGCCTGTGATTCCGGGCGTGGCTTTTCCCGCCAATCCTGCTTCGGGCGATTACTGCCTGCGCTTGGACTACAAGCCCAATAGACTGTTTAGATATGACGGACGTCGATGGATCAAGATTGAAGAAAAAGTACGCACCAATTTGAACAATGCACCAAGCAATCAAACTCAGCGCTCAGGCTTTGTGAACAATACATACACTACCAATACCACTGACTTGGGTGCTATACCACAGCGCCAAAGCTTGAGTCAAGCTCTCAAACCCAAAGCAGACAATGGTGATCAAGGCGGATTCTTGCCACCCAACCCACCACCACCTTTTTCGAGATAAACATGCAACAGTTCTTCTATGATGCCCAAATACGCAGATTCCTGCTACAATTTACCAGAATCTTTTCAGGATTTCAAATTGAGTACGGCAACGAAACTGATGGCGTCAACAATGCTAGCCTGTTGCGTGTGCCTGTGCGCTACGGTGATGCCAGCCGCAATGCTCAAACCATTATACAAGAAAACTCTGCCAGCTCCTTGCCATCTACTCCGTTGATGACCTTTTATATCAACAATCTTGAATACGACCGTCCCAGAATTCAAGAACCATACTTTGTGGACAAAATCAACGTGCGCCAACGTACCTACGACACTGCCACTGAAACCTATGAGACCACTCAGGGCAATGCGTTTACCATTGAACGCTTGATGCCTGTGCCCTACAAGCTCAGTGTCACACTGGATATTTGGACATCAAACACCAACCAAAAGTTGCAATTGTTGGAACAGATTCTCACACTGTTTAACCCTAGCCTTGAAATACAAAACACCGACAACTATATTGACTGGTCAAGTCTCAGTGTGTTGTACCTAGATCAATTGACCTGGAGTTCTAGAACCATTCCACAAGGCACTGAAAATCCCATTGACATCGCCAGTATCAAATTCTCAATGCCCATATGGATCTCATCTCCAGCCAAAGTTAAAAAATTGGGTGTGGTCGAGCGAATTGTGGCTGGCATATTTGATGCCAATGGTGATGCTGCGGATGCCGTCACCAACAATGATTTACTGCTGGGAACCAGGCAAATGTTTACTCCATGGAACTACAAACTGGTGGTTATCAACAACCAGATACAGATACTGTACAATCCAACCATTGTGCCCAACGGCGACTACGACAATCTCAACCCCACTGCCATTGTGGCAGATTCTCCGCTGTTGTGGCCTGCTGTGATTTCTGCGTTTGGTGTGCTGAGACCAGGTATCAGTCAAATTCGATTGAACCAGCCAGCTATTGCTGCTCCTGATACAGCCAATCCTATCATCGGAACCATTGTGATCAATCCTGACGATGATAGATTGGTAATTTTTACACCTGATCCTGATACCGCACCACAAAACACACTGGCGCCTATTGATGCTATCATTGATCCTAGACTCAGTGGGCCAGGAGCAGGGTTACCAACACCTGTTACAGGAGTACGATATTTGTTAACAGAAGGCACAGGCTATTTTGACAATGTGGACAATCCCACTGCGTGGGACGGCACAAGCGGTCAACCACTGATTGCTAACGCCAATGACATCATTGAGTGGAACGGCACACGTTGGAGAGTGGTTTTTGTCAGCCAGGACGAAACTGCTGTGCAGTATGTAACCAACATAACTACTGGCACACAGTATGAATGGACTGGCGAACAATGGATAAAAAGCTATCAAGGAGTGTACCCACCTGGAGCATGGAGCCTGGTACTGTAAAAGCAGTAGGTGTTTGGTTTTTGGCTCGTGAAACTGGGCGCTACCTTTACCTGCTGCGCAACGACCCCAAACATCCAGGCACATGGGGCCTGCCTGGAGGCAAAGTTGAGCCTGGCGAAACACTGCTTGGTGGTATGGAACGAGAATGCGTGGAAGAACTGGGACATTTTCCACAATACCGCAGACTAATTCCTCTCGAAAAATTTACATCAGCTGACAATGTATTTGAATATCACACTTGGGTTTGTGTGCTGGATCACGAGTTTGTGCCCATACTTAACGACGAGCATGTTGGTTATGCCTGGATCAATGCTGGCACATGGCCTAGGCCCATGCACCCAGGACTGTGGAACACAGTGAATATTGACACTGTACAACAAAAACTGGCCAGTGTGGAGAGCACAGAGTTGGCTAGTTTATAGTCTGCCAACCACAACTTCAATAATTCCTGATTCTCCGGTGAAGTTTTCCAAAGCTTTGCCAATCACAGAGCCCATGGCTGGTGTAGCACAGGCCTGTGCAGCACCATTGCCTGCTGACACCATCATGTCGCCTTTGCGCACATTGCCCACCACAGATGTTGGCACACGACCAGTCAACGCCACAATAGCTACATTGGGTGCATTGAGTCCTGCATTCATCACATGAGCAGGATTGGTAGAAACTACGCCAGCAATTCTTGTGTCTCCAATTTCAGTGGCCCGAGTCACTTCATCTGATCCGCCAAACACCAACACAGTGCCCGGAGCATAGGTAGCATCACTTGCATATTCTTCTGCCAAGTCAGCATACCGTGCGGTAGTAGCAGTTGCAGTAATAACGTTAGCCGTAAAGTTTCCACTTGCATCACGTGCAACAATTGCACCAGCTGTGTTGGCTGATGTAGCTGTTGATCCCAGAGTGATAGCACCAGTTGATGCATTGACTGTGATTCCGCCACCACCTGTCAGACTCAATACACCAGTGTTGGTAATAGTAACACCTGTGCTGCCGTTGTAGCTGGTACCGCCTAGGCCTGTGCCAATAGTGAGTGTACCTGTAGCTGTGGCTGTTACGGTACCTGATCCGCCTAGAGCAATTGAAACACCGTTAACTGTCAAAGACGCATTGGCCAAACGTGCTTGTGCCAGTGTACCTGATGAGATGTTTGTGGCATTGATGCCGGTAACGTTAGCGCCTGATCCGTTGAGCGTACCAATGAAGTTGCCTGAAGTTGTATTACCAGTCACTGCCAAACTACTCAGTGTACCCACAGATGTAATATTGGGCTGTGACGCACTGGTTACTGTGGCAGCAGTGCCTGCTGATCCTGTGACACTGATTGACCAGGTGCCCGATGCACCAGCACCACCAGTACTAGGCGCACCCACAGAGTTGTAACTTATTGTTCTAGCTGTTCCGCCATTGAACTGTGTGCCACTGGCATCACCACTGCCAGCATTGCTAAAAGTCAGTGCCGCAGGAGTACTTGCGGTAATAGTAACCGAACCACCCAGTGATATTGCAATACCATTGACTGTGACAGCACTGTTGGCCAAAGCACCATTGGGTATTGATGTCAACCCAGCACCTGATCCATTGAATTGTGATCCAGTGATTTGACCAGTGGCAGATATCAAGCCAGCAGTACGCAAGTTACCACCATCAATGTTGCCAGACACACTCAAACTACTGAGTATGCCCACAGATGTAATGTTGGGTTGTGCAGCAGTGGTCACAGTGCCTGCTGATGTAGCAAAAGTAGCATTGGCCACGGTACCAGTGACATTGCCACCTGGGATGGATGTCAGTCCTGCACCTGATCCATTGAACTGACTACCAGTGACTTGACCAGTGGCAGATATCAAGCCAGCAGTACGTAGGTTGCCGCCATCGATGTTGCTGGTAACAGAAACCGTGGTGCCTGTGTGCGTGGTAGCATTGACGTTTGCACCACCCAATATGTTGCCACCTGTAATGTTACCAGTTGCTGAAACTTGTCCAACAGTGCGTAAATTACCGCCATCGATGTTGCCAGACACACTCAAACTGGTCAATGTACCCAATGAAGTAATATTGGTTTGAGCTGCTGTACCAATGGTACCAAAGTAAGTAGATGCTGTGATATTGCCACTGGCACTCATGCGACCAATGTTTACATTGCCAGTGCCGTTGGGCGTGAGCACAATATTGGCATTGGTTGCTGTGGTTTGAATGTCAAGTTGTGCTGAATCTAAGATTGCTCCACTTAGCAATATGTTGCCAGCAGTGATATTGCCAGTGCTCACTGACAAATTACCACCAGTGATGTTGCCTGTCGCACTGACCTGACCACTAGTTAAAATATTTCCACCAGTGACGTTACCTGTGGCTGATACTCCTGCTGCTGTGTTGACATTACCAGCAGCACTAACTTGTCCAGCGGTTAAGATATTGCCACCTGTGATGTTGGCAGTGGCAGATACCTGACCAGCGGTGCGTAAGTTGCCGCCATCAATGTTGCCAGTGGCAGTGACCAATCCAGCGGTGCGTAAGTTGCCGCCATCAATGTTGCCAGTGGCAGTGACCAATCCAGCGGTACTCAAGTTACCACCAATGACGTTCCCTACCGCAGTGACCAATCCAGTGGTGGTTAAATTGCCGCCCAGCACATTGGCAGTGGTAATGATATTGCTAGTATTGGTACCAGATGCCAAATAGCTGGCAACCTGAGCATTAGAATAACCTGCTGGCAGACCAGTGAGTTGGCTACCATTGCCTAATATAAACGCAGCAGACACATTGCCTGAAGTCGACACTGCTCCTGTGCTCAACAAATTGCCACCATTGACGTTGCCTGACACAGACAACGAACCCAGTGTGCCAACAGCCGTAATTTGAGTCTGGCTAGAATTTACAGAAAAAGTGGTGCCAGTGAGTGTGAGCCCAGTGCCTGCGGTATATGTGCCAGCACCAGAAAACTGAGTAAATGCAATGTTGTTGCCAGCTAGACCAATATTAGATACTGAAGTAGTTTGTACCCAACCAGTGTTGGCATAAGTGGCACCTAACTCTACAAACATAAAATCGCCAGCCTCAACTTCTGGCGGCGTATCATAATCTGTAGCTCTGGTAATAACTGTGGCATTGCTCCACACATACACACCGTTGGTCACAGCATTGGCTTCGTTGAATACCAAAATTCTGGTGCCAGCCACCTGTACATTCACTGTGTCAATAAGATTAAACGAACCAGTTGTGGCCAACGTGGCTCCAATACCGTTGGTACCGTTGTTGTAGGTAATGGTACCACCGCTGATATTGGCCAAAGTGTTAGGAGTGGCAACTTTGACTGCATCATGAATGTTCAATCCGCTGACAAAATTGTCTACATATGATTTGTTGACTGCATCGCCTTCTTGCACTGGCGATGGAACATTGTTGATATACCGGTCTTTGACATCAATATTGCCAGTGGCACTCAACACTATATTACCAGTGGATACTAACGTCAGTTCTGTACCTGTAATTCGATTGGTATTGACATTGCCACCAGACAAATTGCCTGTAGCTGACACTTGACCAGGTGTTGTAACATTGCCAGCTGCTACATTGCCAGAGGCAGACACTTGCCCAGGTGTGCTAACATTGCCAGCAGCCACATTGCCAGTTGCACTAACTTGACCAGGTGTTGTGACATTGCCAGCTGCAATATTGCCGCCTGCTGATACTTGTCCAGATGAGCTAATATTACCAGCAGCAACATTAGCAGGTGTTGTGACATTGCCAGTTGCACTAACTTGTCCTGGTGTTGTGACGTTGCCAGCTACAACATTGGCTGTTGCGCTGAATGTGGTTGCAGTTATGACATTGGCGCCAGTGATGTTGCCACCTGATCCACTGGTTGAAATGTTTCCACCAGTGATGTTGCCTGTGGCCGAAATCAAACCACCTGTGATCAAGTTACCTGATGTGGTATTACCTGTTACTGTAAGTGCAGTCAGTGTACCAACACTTGTGATATTGGGCTGTGCGTTTGTGGTCACGGTGGCAGCGGTTGTAGCTGATGCTACAGTACCTGTGACGTTGGCACCTGGGATACTTGTCAGGCCTGCACCAGACCCAAAATATGTTGCGGCTGTGATGTTTCCTGACGCACTAACACGCCCAACGTTGACGTTACCTGTGCCATTGGGTGTAAGCACAATGTTGGCGTTGGCAGCTGAGGTCTGTATATCCAACTGAGTCGAATCAATGATAGCACCACTCAATATCAGGTTACCACCAGTGATGTTGCCTGTGCTCACAGTCAAACTGGTACCAGTTATGTTTGCACCTGTAACACCACCAGCTGCTGAAATCAAACCACCTGTCAGCAGGTTTCCGCCAGTTATATTGCCTGAGACTGAAACTGTGGTGCCAGTCAAGTTACCAACATGGGTACCAATAATGTTGCCGCCAGTAATGTTGCCAGTGGCTGATACGCCTGATGCTGTGTTGACATTGCCTGTAGCTGTTATTAATCCAGCAGTGTTAATGTTTCCACCATTAATGTTACCAGTAGCAGTGACCAACCCAGCTGTGTTAATGTTACCACCAGTGATGTTACCAGTAGCAGACACACCTGATGCTGTGTTCACATTGCCAGTGGCAGTGACCAATCCAGCTGTTCTTAAATTACCACCATCAATGTTGCCAGTGGCAGTGATCAAACCAGTTGTTCTTAAATTGCCAGCCTGAACATTTCCAGTGGCTGACACACCTGCTGCTGTGTTTACATTACCAGTGGCACTGACTTGTCCAGGAGTGTTGACATTACCAGCAGTTGCATTGCCAGTGGCACTGACCAATCCAGTTGTTCTTAAATTACCACCATCAATGTTGCCAGTGGCACTGATCAAGCCAGTTGAGCTCAGTGTACTCCCTGTGATTGTGGTGCCAGTGATAGTACCAGCAGCAGATACCAAACCACCTGTGAGCAAATTACCAGTTGTGGTATTACCAGTTACGCTCAATGATGCAAGTGTTCCAACACTGACTGCTTGAACTCCTGTGAGCTGGCTGCCGTTACCAAGGAAAAAGTTACCAGAAATGTTGCCAGTGGCAGTGATCAATCCAGCAGTGGCGACATTACCGCCTGTGATATTGCCTGTGGCAGTGACCGTAGTACCTTGTACCAGTGCTGCACTGATCAAGTTACCACCATCAATGTTACCTGACACACTCACTGTGGTACCAGTCAAACTGGTTGCGTTGACATTGGCTCCACCTAGGATGTTGCCGCCGGTGATGTTGCCAGTGGTGCTGATATTGCCAGTGCCCACAATGCCCACAGTGTTGACATTGCCAGTTGAGCTCAATGTGGAACCAGTTATTGCAGCACCGGTGATGTTACCAGCAGCTGATACCAGTCCAGCGGTAACCAAATTAGCACCTGATATGTTGCCAGTAGCGCTCAAACTACTACCTGTTATTGTTCCAGCAGCAGATATTGCCGCATTTGAGTTAAGGTTGCCAGCAATCAAATTGCCATTCAATGATGCTCCACCAGAAACTGACACTGACAATGAAGAAGTATCAACTATGGTTAAGTTTAACGCTTGTAATCTTCCATTGGTGGTAATATTACCAGCACTTGCGTTGGCAAGAATAGCCAAGTTGCCACCAGAAATGTTACCAGTTGCAGAAATCAAACCAGCTGTGGTTACGTTGCCGCTTACAACATTGCCAGTTACCGAAACAGTGGTACCTGTGTGAGTGGTTGCGTTGACATTGGCTCCACCTAGGATATTGCCGCCAGTTATGTTGCCTGCTGCTGAAATCAATCCACCTGTTAGCAGATTGCCACCAGTAACGTTGCCAGTCACTGATACAGTGTTGCCCACACTGGTAACCACTGGCACACCATCAACTAACAGACTGGTTGATGTTGCACTGAGAGTTACATTACCTAAAAATATACTGCTGTTGGACAACCACAGATCATTGAATCGTTTATCGGACTGACCCAAATCGTAAGTGATATTGGCAGTGGGCACAATGTTGCCCGTAACATTCACGTTAGCTGCATTAATGTTGCCAGACACACTGGCCAATCCATTTAGATACAGACCAGCTGTTGCAAAAACTGCAACGTTTGATGTGCCAGCCACACTGACGTTTGCATTGCCATTGGCAGTTTGAATTTCTATTGATGTGGTACCGTTGATGATTCTATCACCAACAATGTTGCCACTCAGCGATGCATTACCAGTTACAGTAAGATCACCGTTGATCACTGCACTGTTGGCAGTGATGTTATTGGCTCCTACATTTCCTGTAGTAACAAACGCACCATTGGAAATCAAGTTACCGCCAGTTATGTTGCCTGCTGCTGACAAAATGCCAGACAATGAAATATTTGAACCAGTTATGTTACCAGTGTTTGATATTCCACTTTGGCTTAGATCTAAAAAGTCGCCAGCTGGCAACTCGTTTATTGTATTTGCGGCTGCATTTGCTATCAGTGGGAAAAAATTTGCCATTGGTCCATCCTAGTTTGATATTTATGCAACCACTGGGACCATGATGTTTCCAGTACGACCAATGATGTTTAGCGCTCCTAGTTCAATTTGGACATTCATTACCTGCCCTGATCGCAAATACACTGCTATATTTCCGCCGCCGGCTCCGCTGACTGTGGTAAAATAAGTTTGTCCGTTGCCGTAAGTGGCCAATACTTGTCCAGATAAGCCGTCTACATTGGTATATTTTACATTGCCACTTTGAACCAATCCGGCTGCTGATACAGTGCCCAACGACAAAATGTTCCCGCCGGTGACATTGCCTGACACTGACAAAAACTTGTTGCTGGCAATGACTGTGACCACATTGCCAGCATTTTTGTAAAACAAGTTGCCATCACTGTAGTTGATGGCCAATTCACCGGGCACTAGGTTAGCAGCGCCCGGTACTGAATTAGGTACACTTGACCGTTTGAGTTGTACTGTGTTTGTCATGTCTCATTTTTCTTTTTAATAGAGTCCACCGTCTACAGTACTTGCAGTGTCTAAAACTTGATTTGGTCCTTGAAAAACGTTTCCTCCAGTAATGTTGCCAGTGCCACTAACAATTCCTACACCAAATAACACATTGCCAACATTGGCATTGGCAGCAATTAAGTTGCCACCTGTGATGTTGCCAGTGGCACTGATCAACCCAGTGGTCAAAAAGTTTGCAGCAGCAATGTTGCCTGTTGCACTGAATGTACCGCCAGTGGTAATGTTACCAGCTGTGACATTACCACTGGCACTGATATTAGCCGCAGTGTTAATGTTGCCGGTGGCAGTGATTAAGCCAGCAGTTGTGATGTTACCACCAATGACATTTCCAGTGGCCGAAATTTCACCAAGGGCTCTAATATTGTTTGCGGCAGCAATGTTGCCGGGTGCCTGAAACTCACCGCTATTGGTACCAAAAGTAAATTGATAATTAGCCCCGTTGGGGTCGGTCATTATCCTAAAATCTGGAGTTGCGGCAATAGTCGGGGTTGAAAACCCTCCTCCAGATATCTGCAACCAGACGTTGCCGTTGCTGTACGCAAATCCTAGACTATTTGGCGTTACAGTTCCAATGTTTGCAATATCCGTTGCAACAAGTATCGAGCTGGTAATACCTCCAGCTGTGACATTGCCAGCTGCTGAGATCAAACCTGCAGTTTCAATGTTTCCGGCCGTGACATTGCCAGTTGCACTTATTGTACCACCAGTTGAAACATTACCAACTGTGGCCGTACCAGTGGCGCTGATAGCACCAGCAGTAGAAATATTGCCGCCGGCAATGTTGGCAGCACTGGTAATGTTACCTGTGGCTGAAATCAATCCGCCAGTGTTAACATTGCCGCCAATCACGTTGCCTGTGGTACTGATAAAACCAGCGCCTGCATCAACATTGCCAGCTGTGACAGTGCCTGTCACACTCAAACTGGTTCCAGTTGCAGCACCAATGTTTGGTGTGGTAAGATTTGCACTGGCTTTGACAACAATGTTACCACCGCCGTCAAATGCAGTGGTAGTGTTGTCAACTTTGGCGTTGAAAGTTTGCGCAACTAAGCTCAGACCAGCATTGGTGTTGGCTGAGTAAATTTGAGCTTGACTAAACTGAGCAAATTGAATGTTTGATGTGCCAAATGTGATAACTCCTGTTGGAGCGTCAACCACATATGCACTGCCTAGATTTACATTACCACTGCTTACAAAGAAATAATTGTTTAGACTAAATTGGTCGTCACCAGGACCATATGTGTCTGTATCAGAACTTCTTGTGATTACTGTGGCATTTGACCATACATAAACACCATTGTATACTGCATTGGCTTCGTTCTTGACCAAGATACGTGTGCCCACTGTTTGAACATTGGCTGAGTCAATGATATTGAACGAGCCAGTGGTGGTCAATGTAGCACCTATGCCGTTGGCAACACCATTGGGTTGAGCATAGGTAATGGTACCGCCAGTTGTAGTGGCCAAATTGGCTGTGGTAGCCACAAACACAGCTTCGTGGTAAGCCAAAGCTGTGGAACTCATGATATCTACATAATATTTGCTGGCAGCATCAGCATCTTGCTGAGGAGTCAACTGCAAACCATTGATATAGGTATTAGCAAGAACAACGTTACCAGATCCGTTAGGGTACAAGTTAATGTTGCCATTGGCCTGTGACTCAAAAGTTAGATCAGCAGTTTTACCAACAATGTTGGCAGTGAACAGTTTTGTACCAACGTTGACATTGCCACCATCCACATTGCCACTGGCTGACACTGTGGTTGCGGACATCGTAGCAGCAGCCACAGTGGCAGTGGTAGTGATGTTAGACGTGGTGTTGATGGGGCTAATGACATTGCCACTGAGACTCAAAATTCCTGTGTTGACGTTGCCGCTGGTCAAATTACCTGTGGCAGAAATTGCTCCGCCAGTCAACAAGTTACCACCAGTTACGTTGCCAGAAGCACTGACCACTGTGGAAGTAACAGAATTGGTAGCACTGAGATTGTTGGCAGCTAGGTTACCAGAGGTACTCACTGTGCCAGTAGTAATCAAATTACCACCAGTGATGTTGGCAGTGGTAGTGATGTTTGATGTAGTGTTGATGTTACTGATTACGTTACCACTGAGGCTCAAAATGCCTGTGTTGACATTGCCACCTGTAATATTACCAGCAGCTGATACTAATCCACCAGTGATTACATTGCCACCGGTGATGTTGCCAGATGCACTAACTACTGCGGAAGTCACAGAGTTAGTTGCACTGAGATTGTTGGCTGACAAATTGCCAGTTGTTGCAACTGTGCCAGATGTTATTAAGTTACCACCTGAAATATTAGCGGTGGTAGTGATATTTGAAGTTGAATTGATATCACTGACAACATTGCCACTCAAGCTCAATCTAGTGGCATTGAGGTTTCCGCTGATGGTGTTACCACTCACTGACAAGCTGGTCAATGTGCCAACTGATGTAAGACTTGAGTTAAGTACGTTGGCGCTGAGTGTGTTGCCTATTAAATTGTTGGCATCAACACTGCTGGCTGTTACACCTGTGAGCTGTGAGCCATTACCAATGAAATAATTTCCTGTAATGTTGCCTGCGGCAGACATTATACCTGCTGTGGTCACATTGCCAGCAATTACGTTGGCAGACGCTGACAATGTGGTAGCTGAAATAACATTGGCACCAGTGATGTTGCCGCTTGCCCCTGAAGTTGTAAAGTTGGCAGCAGTGATATTGCCGCTGGCACTGACTGCGCCAGCGTTGACATTGCCAGTGACTGAAGTTGTACCAGTCACTGCCAGCACATTAGTTGCGCTGTTAAAAGTCAAATTGGCGCTGGCAGCAAACCCGCCTGAACCATTATTGAACTGAATCTGAGTGTTAGAACCTGCAGGTTGTTGGAAATCCCAAGGTGTGCCATTGGCATGATAGAGACCATCTGTAAGAAGATTGCCTGCTGCAACGTTGGCGGTAGTGGTGATGTTGCTGACAGAGTTAATAGCACTGAGTACATTGCCGCTGAGACTCAAGCCGCCAGTGTTGACATTGCCACTGGTCACATTACCTGTAGCAGAAATTAATCCACTAGTAACAACATTGCCACCTGTGATGTTGCCAGTAGCACTGACTGTGCCACCAGTGGCCAAATTGCCACCTGTGATTGTAGCAGCAGCAGATACTATGCCTGCTGTGGCAACATTGCCACCTGTGATGTTGCCAGTTACACTTGCAGTACCGCCTGTGGCCAAATTGCCAGCTGTTGCTGTACCTGTGGCACTGATTGTTCCAGCTGTGGCAACATTGCCACCTGTGATGTTGCCGGTGGCACTGATTATGCCCCCAGTTGACAAATTGCCACTGGTAGTATTGCCACTGACCGACAAACTGGTCAGCGTACCTACTGTAGTTAAACTAGAAAATAGAACGTTTGAACTCAGCGTGTTGCCAGTCAAATTGTTGGCATCTGTACTGGCAGCATTAACTCCAGTAAGTTGACTGCCATTACCAAAGAAATAATTGCCTGTGATGTTGCCTGTGGCACTGACTATTCCAGTGATTGCAACTCCTGATGGCGAAAACACTGCCACGTTGGGGGTGCCAGCAGGATTTACTGTGATATTACCGTTGAGCAACGTCTGCACTGTGGCATTGCCGTTGCTGATCAGGGTGGTATCAATGCCAGTTAAGAACCTACCATTGCCTAAAAAGTAGTTGGCAGAAACGTTGGCGGAGGTTGTGATGTTGCTGGTAGAATTAATAACACTCAGCACATTGCCATTGAGACTTAGGCCAGTGGTATTGACATTTGACCCTGTGATGTTGCCTGACACAGACACAAACTGTTTGCTAGCAATAGTCTGAACTGTACCCAGTGAGTCTTTGTAAAATAAGTTGCCATCGTTGTAGTTAATGGCCAATTCGCCCAGCGATAGATTACCTGACGAAGGCACTGAATTGGCTGTACCTGAACGCTTAATAAGAATTGTATTTGACATAATTTTTCCTAGTTTTAAAACTCACCACCGACGACCACTTGAAAATCGTTAACTATTTTGATCCAACCTGACCAAGTTCCTGCCCAGTAAGTGCGATTCCATTGAATCTTCTCATCGCCGCTTTGTACAGTGCCAGGATAAAAAATTTGTGTAATTGCAGTGTCAGTACCGTTTAACACTTCCAGCAATCCCACAAAAACCTGGCTGTCCAGCGGCGTTCCAACTGTACCAGACCAGCTAGCTCTATTTACCGTATACACGCCCATTTGGGTCAGTGTGTTCCAGTTGTTACTGTCTGTGCCGCGATCAGTGACCACACTGGTCAGCGCTTGCCCATTTCCTATAATAGCACTGGCCACCACATTTCCTACCAGAGACAGTGTGGCATTTGCAGCAGTAAATCGAAATGCATCAGTGGCACCAACTACTCCGTTGGAATTAAATAGCACATCTCCAGTATTGCCCGTGACATTAAAATTGCCAGTGACATTGCCAACAATATTGCCTGCTACAATATTGCCAGGTACTGTAAGCCCAGCACTGTTAAATTCTGCTACGTTGCTAACTGAATTAACACTGACTGTGATATTGGCGTTGGGTTGGTTAATAGCAATATTGCTGGTTCCAAACGCAATACTATTTGATCCTGTAGAAACAATACCAGTTAAGAATCTACCATTGCCGGCAAAATAATTGCCAGCAACATTGCCAACAAACTCAGCATTGACAGCAGTGACGTCACCACCGGTGACCACATTAGTACCTGAAATATTGCCTCGAACTGTCAGCGCAGAATTGACGTTGCCAGCAATACTAAGATTGCCT